AACAGATAATGTGGCATTTCGGATGTCTAAGCACGAGTTATCTTTACCAATCGATCAAAGGTATAATTTGGATGATATTAAATATATGATTACTTTAAAAGGTATTGTTAAAGATGGCTCTAACAACAAAGGGATCAGCAAAGAATCTGGTATCGAAAATACTGTATCAGCAGTACCTGAAGAAAAAAAGGAATCAGTTAAGGAAGAAAAGAATAATAAGATTGAAGAAAAAATGATTACACAAAAATCAGACAAAGAAAAACTATATCGTGTATTTGGTTTTAATCAAAAGGAGATTAGCGAAGATAAGAGAACTGTTAATTTAGCGTTTTCTTCTGAAGAACCATACGATAGAAGTTTTGGAACAGAAATTTTAAGTCATAATCCACAAGATGTTGACTTTTCATTTATTGCAAGTGGGAAAGCACCATTATTGCTTAACCACGATTTAGAAAAGCAAATAGGAGTCATAGAAGAAGCTAAAATCAGCGATGCCGACAAGGTAGGTCGTGCAGTCGTTAGATTTGGTAAATCAAAACTAGCTGATGAGGTTTTTCGTGATGTCATAGATGGCATTCGCAGTAATGTGAGTGTGGGCTATGAAATAATGAAGATGGATAGAGTTAAAGGCGATGATGAGGACGAGGACAAGCCAAAATATCGTGTTAATTGGAAACCATTGGAAGCGTCTATTGTTTCCGTACCAGCAGACTCAACTGTTGGCGTAGGACGCAGTAGATATGATAATTTAACCGACCAAGATAGTCGTAAAGAAACTATTAAGGTCATAACTAGGGAAAACACAATGGAAAAAGCGAAAGAAAATCCAAAAGTTGAAACTTCTCAAGTTAATGTTGAAGAACAAGTCGCTAAAGCGAAGAAAAACGAAACAGCTAGAATTAAAGAAATTACTTCTTTAGGATCAAGACATAATTGTTCTGACCTAGCAAGTAAGGCAGTTAATGACGATGTTTCTATTTCTCAATTTAGAGGAGTTGTTTTAAACAAACTTGGCGAAGCAAAACCTTTGGACAAGAAAGATGAAGTCGGACTTTCTGACAAGGAAAACCGAGAGTATTCTATTGTCAAAGCTATAAAAGCAATGGCAACTGGAAATTGGTCTGGTGCTGAACTTGAAAAAGAAGCGTCTGATGAAATCTCACGTAAGACTGGCAAAACTCCAAGAGGAATTTACATTCCATCTGATTTAAGATGGAAAAGAGATTTGATTCAAGGAGTAGCTGGTGATGGTGGAAACTTGGTTGCAACTAATCTTTTAAGTGGTTCATTTATTGAAGCATTAAGAGCAAATATGGTTGTTAAACAAGCTGGTGCATTATTCTTAAGTGGTCTAGTTGGTGAAGTTGCAATTCCAGCTCAAAATGCAGTTAATTCTGCATCGTGGGTTGCTGAAAATGCAGCAGTAACAGAAGTCAATACAACGTATAGACAAGTTACTATGGCTCCTAAAACTTTAGGAACATTTACTGACATATCACGACACTTAATGCACCAATCTACTCCAGCAATCGAAACTATTGTAAGAAATGATATAATTAAAACATTATCTTCAGAAGTCGATAAAAAAGCTATTCAAGGCGATGGCACTTCAAACACTCCTACTGGTATTTTAAGTACAAGTGGAATTGGAGCAGTTGCTATGGGTACGAATGGTGACCAAGGAACTTGGGCTACAGTTGTTGAAACTTGGAAAGAAGTTGCTACTGACAATGCGAATATAGGTGCATTGGCTTGGGTTACTTCTCCACTCCAAATTTCACGTTTTATGTCTATAGCAAAAGTCAGTACTACTGACTCTGTTATGATCATGAACGATCAAAAAACACTTATGGGCTTTAATGTCTTTTCAACAACAAATTCTCCAGATAACCTAACTAAAGGTACAGCTTCAGGCACTTGTTCTGCACTTACTTTTGGAAACTTCAATGATTTAATCATTGGAGAATGGGGAAGTCTGGACATATCGGTTGATCCTTATACTAATGCCGCTAAAGGTGGTACTAGAATAATCGGATTATACGATGTAGATGTTGCTGTTAGACACGCAGAAAGTTTTGCGGCTATTAAAGACTTAATTGCTTAATATTAATAATTAGGTGATTTACAAGATTAGGCGTGGCATTGACCACGCCTTTTCTTTTATATACAAGGAAACTATTATGAAGATAAAAATATTAAAGCAGACTTTTGTTAAAGGTGTATTTGCGGCGGCTGGTAAAGTTGTTGAAGCGTCAGAAGCAGATGGTAATGTCTTAATTGGTGGTGGACACGCTATTGCTGTTGCTGAAGATATGAAAAAACCTGAAAACAAAGCTGTTAAAAAGAAAAGTATCTTTTCACGTAAAAAAAAGAAATAGGAGTTCTATGAAAGACTGGCTAAAACTAGCAAAAGCGAATCCTAAAATTTCTATTGGAATTGCTGTTGCTATTCTAATTATTTTATTCGCAATATTCTAATGTAATGAAATTATCTTTTATCAAGTATGGTAAAAGAAAGATCAAAGTTCATTATGAAACTCCTAAAGATTATTTGGGACTATACGATCCGAATTTACATACACTTCATTTAGACAAGAGGTTGAAAGATTTAAGGTTATTTAATACTTTAATGCACGAGATGTTTCATATAATTATGAATATGGAAGATATTGATGTGAATACTAAAGGGGAAGAACCTATTGCTGTTGCAGTAGGTAATGGTTATGAAAAAATATTCATGGCCAATCCATCTCTAGTAAAAGTATTAACAAAATGTTTAAAAAAAGCAAATTAAAATGGCAATAGAATCAGATACAGAACGAGCAATATTCTTCGATACAGACGATTTTGCTAAATCAGCTACATTTGCTGATGTAAGTGCTGGTACGAGTTCAACAGTTAAAGGTATTTTCGATAAAGAATCAATAGAACAGACAGTAGGCGAAGCTGGTATTATAGAAGAAGTTCCAGTTTTTACTTGTAAGACTTCTGATGTAAGTGCGGCAACATTTAATGATACTTTTGTTATTGATAGCGTTACTTATTATATTAAAGAAATATTTCCTGATGGAACAGGAGTAACAAGATTTACATTATCAGGATAATATGGCTCACGTTAGAAAATCAATTAGAGAACACGTAGTTACAACAGTTACAAGTTTATCTACAACTGGTTCAAATGTTTATGAAACAAGATACTTTCCTTTACAGACTGGGAATCTTCCAGCTTTAATTGTTTATACATTAGATGAAACAGTTGAAGATTATACAATAGGACAAAATACACGAACTCAATTCAGATCATTAAATTTAATTATCGAAGCACATTGTAGAGGTACAGCTAATATAGATGATACGCTTGATACGATTGCAGAAGAAGTTGAAGAAGCGATGGTAACTGATATTTCACGTGGTGGACACGCTAAAGATACAAAATTAGTTTCAACAGAAGTGGATTTTGATACTGCTAGTCAGAAGACAGGATTGATGAGGTTGACCTATTTAATTTCATACAATACTGTTGAGAACGCAGTACAAACAGGAGTATAATTATGGCAAGTAATATTATTTTATTAAGATCGTCTAAAGGAGATTCAACTATTTCTGTTTCAAAGGATATGGAAGAATATTATTTGAAAATGGGCTACACAAAGGTCAACGATGCTGTTAAAAAACCTACAAGTACGTTTAGCAATAAAGCTAAATTAAAAACAAAAGAGGATAAATAATGGCAACACATACAGGAAGTTCAGGTTTAGTTAAAGTTGGAACTAATACTATTGCTGAAGTAAGAAGTTTTACTTTAGATACAACAGCAGAGTTATTAGAAGATACTACACTTACTGATACTTCCAAAACTTTCCAAGTTGGCAAAAAAGGTGCAACTGCATCTGTTGAGTGTTTCTGGGACGAAACAGACACTAATGGACAGATAGCAATAGCGGAAGGTAGTCAAGTTACTCTTTATTTATATCCAGAAGGTGCTGATAGTGGAGATTATTATTTTGGCGGTACGTGGTTAGTTACTGCAAACTCTACATCAACTCCAACTGATGGTATGATAGAAGCAACTTTTTCAGCTACTTTAACTGGTGCGTTAACTAGGGGTACTGTTTAATTAATTTGACTATTTAGTGTTATTTATGTATTTACTCTATCTATGAGTGATATACTTGAGTCTGCTAAAGAACATTTTAACAAAAAAGATATAAAAAGAATTGAGATACCAGAATGGGAAACCAAAGATGGAAAACCATTTGTTATCTACGCTAAACCTTTAACTTTAGCAGAAAAAAGAAGATTAACTCGTGATACAAAACCTGACGATGTTACTTTATTTGCTAATGTTTTAATTTTAAAAGCTGAAGATGATAAAGGTAATAAAATATTTAAGATAGACGATAAACATTCTCTATTACATTCTTCTGATCCTGATGTAGTGATGCGGATAGCCAATCAGATATTGGACGTAATCCCAGTTGAAGACTGGGAAAAAAAAAATCAGGACTGATAACGAACTTCTAAACATTCTCCATCTCGCAAAAGACCTAAACTTGAAACTATCCGACATTATGGATATGAGTGTTGATGAGTTTAATTTATGGTGTGCGTTTTATAATAAACTAAACAAAGACGCTAAATTAAAAAGATAATGGCAAGAAATAAATTACAATTTGATATTAACGCAAAGGATAAAACCAAACGAGCGTTTAGTACATTAAAGCGTGGACTCAAAGGCGTAAGTAAAGCTATCTTTAATATGAAGACAGGACTAGCGGCAGTTGCTGGTGTAGCTGGTCTTGGTTTATTAATTAGAAATTCATTAATCAGTATTGATAAAATCGGAAAACTCTCTCGACAAATTTTCATAGGAACAGAAGAATTATCTGCATTTAGATTAGCCGCTAGTTTAGGTGGAACATCTTTAGAAGCATTTGCTAAAGGTGCTAGAACAATGGCAGTTGGTATTAACGACTGGCTAGTTAAAGGAACTGGTATTGCCCAAGACG